GTACAGGAGCGACCCTTCCTTCGGTGGGGAGACCAAGTCGCCGTGCTTATTCCGCTCGGAATGGTCTTTCTCCCACCGCTCTCGTGCGGCTTTCGCATAACAGACCACCTCCCGGGCCTCGAACCATCCATCCATGAACTCGTCCCAGGCGACGTCGCGCGGATAGCCGCACCCGCACGGGCATAGGGACGACTCGTACAGGGAGTAAGCGTTCGCCAGGTCGTAGTCCTGCGGTACCCATTCCCCGGACCGGCGCAGGATCCCCGTCGGGGGGCGCCCCCAGCCCATGGCGGCTTTCGCCATGGACCGCAGCCAGGCCCCGTTCGGGGCGGTCAGGACCTGGACGAGAAAGGGGCGGTGATGGTCGGGCTCTCCGTGTCGACGGCGCGGATGCAACGGGACAGTTTCTCAACCTGCTGCGGCGACGCCTGGTACAGGCCGGCGATGTCCTCGCCGGTCACGCCGGTCGGCTCCACGATGTGCGCGGCAATGAACGCGCACTCCATCTCGTGGGTGACAGGGTCGTCCTTCGTGTGGTGGCCGAGCGACTCCATGAGTTCCTTCTGCGCGTACACGGACATCGTCTGCACAACGAACTCTACCGCCGACCCTTTCAGCTCGGCGAGTGTCGCGTTGGCCTTGTCGAGGAGCTCCTTCTTGCGCTCGTCAGACAGGCCGGGCAGGCGGGCCTCCTCGTCCAGCCGGTCGATCACGGCGAGCAGGTCGGTGCGCCCGTACAGCATGCACGACTTCCTGGTCGGCTGAAACCCAGCCATCCACGCGGCGAAATCAAAGTTCTCCGGTGCGTCTGCACCGTCGGTGCGGTCCTCGAAGTTGTCGGCGTTGACGTCAACACGGTCGCTCATCGGCGTCCCCTGTCTGCGGTCCCAAGCGGTCTATGTGCGCTGTTGCCCCCGCCGCCAGAGACCGCACATGGCAGCGGGGGCAACAGGCCCAGTGTACAGGGCGACGACAGGTCAGGCGCCGGCCGTGTAGGCCTTGCCGGCGGACGCGCCCTTCGCGTTCGTGACGATGAAGTTTCCGGTCTGGACACCGGCGGGCAGGACCGCGCTGATGGCGGTCGGGGACAGCACCCGGTAGGAGGCGACCGGGGCCGTCTTCCCGTTCGCGGTGCAGGTGACGGAGGTGACGCCGATGAAGCCAGTGCCGGAGATCAGGACGGTGTCGCCGGCCTTCTTCCCGGACGGGTCAATCGACGTGATCGTGGGAGCGGCCTGAACCTTGCCGCCGCCGACGGTGATCTCATTCTCCAGGGCGTCCGAGATGAACAGAGACACGGTGCGCTTCGTGTACGTGGTCCTGTCGTCGGGCTTCTGCGGCTGGCCGGGGGCGACGTGGTACCAGTCGACGTCGTCTCCGTTGGTGAACGGCTCCTCCGGCTTCTTGCCCTCCCGCTCGTACAGTTCGAACTCGCGGCCGGTCTGCTTCAGCAGCTCCCAGACGGCGTTGTCGCCGCCCTGGACCTTCTGGCCGTCATCGCCGAAGAACCAATACACGGAGACCTGACCCTCATACTCGGAGGGGCCAGGCACGGTGCCCTTACCGGCGGCGCCGAGGACAGGCTCCTCAACGCTCGTGCTGCCCTTGGAGCCGAGCTTGTAGTCGGACTTCATGACGGACATCTCGAAGTGGATGCCCTTGTTCAGCTCGTCCGCGGTCGGCGCCTTCCTGTTCACGACCGGGGCGGAGTCGGTGCCCAGCGCGACGAGCGTGATGCGGCCGTCGCCGAGCGTCCGGATTGATGAAGCCATATCGGCTTTCTCCTCTCTCCGACGCCGCGTCAGCGCCGGACAACGTACGTTTCTAGGTCAGTTTAACTCAGGCGGATCTTTTGAACGCCGCTACCTGCCACATGTCTACCGAGTAGAACAGGTGCCCGTAGGCGGGGATGTCCACCTGGTCGTCACGGAGCAGCCCGGACGAGTAAGACAGGCGCAGCGGCTCTACATGGCAACCGCCGACTTGCAGCTCGTAGCCGTCGAGCACCCCGCGGACGTCATCTGTCACGGTCAGAAGCCTGTCCGCGGTGGACGCGACCACGGTGAGCGGCTGCAGGAAGCTGATCTCATCCGCCGCGTTGCCGAGTGTGCCGGCTTTGCCGGCCCCGGCGGCGGGAAGCTTCACAAGCACGTAAGGGACGTTCGGCCTGGCCTTCGTCACCTCGCCGAGGTACACGTCGTACTTGCACCGGTCGCGGCACGCTCTCTCCATGGCTTTCACGAACGGACTGATCTTGATCATGACAGCTTGTCCAGTATCTCGTCGAGGGTGGAGGCGATCTCGTCGGTCACCTTGTCGTCCATGTAGTCGGCCGGGTGCGGCATGCCGCCGCCGCCCTTCGGCGTGCCCCAGATGGCGATGTTGGCGAGCGCGCCCCGCGGCTTGGTCGGCCCGAACTCAGCGGTGACGACCGCACCGGACGGCTTCGTGTCGTAGGAGAACGTGTCCCCCACCTTGGCGATTCCTTTGTTCGGGAACGCCCGGTAGTCCTGCCGTGCCCGCTCTTTCGCCGAGTCTAAGGCGTTACGCACGCCGACCTGCACCGCAGACCCGGCCTCCTGGGCGGAAGCGAAGTCGGCGGCGAGGGCGCGCAGCTGCGTAACGTCAGCGGGCATTAGTCGGTCTCCGCATCCACGAGCATGCGCGTCGCTGTCCGGTGTGTTTGGTTGATCAGGCCGCGCACACGGAACGGGTACGCGTACCCGGTTACCGTAGCAACATCACCAACATGCGGCTCGTAGGGCGCGCCGCGCGGGATGTGCAGTTCGGTCTGCTGCAGTTCGTACGTGTGCCCGCCGGTGGTTGGTGCGGTGCCGTACGACGTCTGCTGCCGCAGCCGGCACTTGCCTTCGTACACGCGGGTCGCGGACGGCTCGTCATGGCCGGTCTGCGGGTTCCAGTTCATGGACCTTTCGGGGCGGTCGATCACACACGAGTCGACCATCAGCCACTCGGCTCGCCGCCTGCGGGCGTGCGGGTGACTCACGGCTTATTCCTGATCGCGTCGATCCACGCGGAGTCGCCGTACCGGTTCGTTGCCGGCGGCCACACTTCCCGGTACGTGCCCATGACGCCCATGCCGCGGGCGGGGGCGTCCTCGATGTACAGGAGCAGCGACTTCTTCTCGGTGGGAGTCAAGTACAGGCCGTCCTCCGGGACCGGCTTCCCGCCGCCCATCCAGTCGTCAAGGCGCTCATAATTCCACGACTCGGGGTTGACGTAGGCTCGCGCCGCGCAGGACAGAATGATTTCCTGCACGCCGCCAGGCACGTCAGCCGGCGTCCACGGACGTGTCACACGCCCGCAGGTTTCCAGAACGAGGGATGTAGCGCGCCGCAGCAGCCACTTAGCGCGGCGGACGTCACCGTCCTCGGTGATGCTCTCTCCGAGCCAGTCTCCGAGGTCAGTGACGTCCGCCAGCGCAGTGGTGGGCATTGCGATCAGGCCAGGCCGAAAGCGGTGGCGCGCTGGTCGTCCATGACCGCAGCACCGAAGAACGCGTCGACAACAGCGCGGTCCTCAGCCTGGTCGGGGTCGTAGTCGCAGATCAGACGCAGAGCGAAGCCGTCCTCGGCGTGGTTCGCACCGTAGGAGGCGCCAAGCGGGACGGTGGCGGCGCGCAGAGCCATCGTGAAGGCGTCGCGCTGGTAGGCGATGCCGAACTTCTCCGGGAGGCGCGGGTCCTCGATGATGGTGAAGCCCTTCAGGCGGCTGATGATGGCCTCGTGGAGGCTGTCGCCGTCGTCGGCCTGGTAGGCGGCGTTCGCCAGGTCGCGGTTCTTCTGGATGACCTCGGCGACACCGGGGCCGACGGCGATCGTGCGGTCCGAGGTGGGGACCTCGCGGCTGTTTAGGACGCGGGCGAGCCGGGCGACGACCTCGAGGACGTTCGAGGAGTCACTCTTCAGCTTCAGGGCCTTCGTGTCGGTGTAGTCGACGGCGGCAGCGGAAGCGTCAGCAGCCTGCGAAGCCTTGATCGTGGTCATGATCGCGGCGAGCTTCTTGGGGAGCTCGTCAACGACAGCCTCGGCGGTGGGCTTGGCGACCTCGTCCTCGAAGGACTGGAGGGTCCAGGTGTACCAGTCGGAGGGCAGCCGGACCGCGGAGTAGATCTGGTCGGCGAGCTCGACGGGCACGTACTGGCGGGTCAGGTCGGTGTAGTTGATGGCGTTGCGGGCGGCGCGCTGGGCCTTGGTGCGGGTCGCGGCGGGCGCCTTGACGGGCATGGGCACGTTGACGGTGCTGCCGTAGCCGGCCTCGTAACCGGACTCGGCGTCGCGGTTGATGGTGCGCGGCAGGGCGGACAGGTAGCGGAGAGCAGCGACGGAGCTCTTGGTGACCTTCATCGCCGGGGTTGCAAAGTTAGCCATGGGGCTTCCTTTCTATCAGCGGCGACCGAAGATCCGGTTGCCAATGGTGGTGATGTTCTCGTCGTTGTCGTCGTCTCCGACCGGGGCGAACGGGGCCTGGGTCGGCTGGGGGGCGATGATCGCGGCGAGCTTCTGGGCATCCTCGGGGGTGTCGAGGGTGACGTAGTCGGCGAGCTCGGGGGCGAGGCCGGCGGTCTTGAGGGATTCCTGGGGGGCGAGCTTCGCCTTCAGG